GGCGACGCGCAGACTGAAGCGACTACGAGATCTGCGACTTGATCGACGGGCGCTCTGCGGCCCTTGCATGGCGACGAGAAATCAGTGAACGGAAATGGGCCATCGGCTGTACGCCGAAGGCGGGCGAATCTTGAGCCGACAGCCATTTGTATTTGTAATAGTAGGCTGGACAGGCAACGCCTTTGGCGGTGTTACCCGGGCCCTGGTTGTCGTCAGCGCACGTTATCCTTGTCGGACCCGGCGTCGAGGATATAACGCCGCCGATCGAGAACCTCGCGCGCCTCATCAGAGGCATGTATAGCCGATTGAATGTCGGCGTTATTAGCCCGCACACGAGCGGCATCTTGTTTTGTTTCTGTCTTTGATGGCTCTGTCGGGGCTTCCTGTCGGGGCGGCGGAGGAGCGGCTCGGAAAGTAGATTGATTGATTGGAGTTGAGTTGCAACCGAACAGCAAGAAGACGATCGCCAAGCACCACACAGGGATCATCTCGTCTTCGGGCGCTCGACAAGCTGCAGCTGTAGGTTGGTGAGACCCTTTTGGATATCCACGACTGCACCGCGCATCTCGGTTGCGAATTCGCGATCCTCCTGGCGGCGCTCGACGATGGCGTGCTCAGCCACCGTCAGGCGAGATTCAAAGCCTGCCATGGCGACCTGATACTCGGCTCGCATTGAAGCCATATCGCGCTGAAGGCTAACATATCCAGTTATCACCGCACCCGTCAGCGCAATGATTTGCAGGATGTGACCGAGATTTATTTCCGGATTAAAACGGACTCTCGGCGTCTTTGACGGCTCGAGATTTTTCTCCGTGACGGGGTCCGTTTTGATTTGGTGTGATTTTGCTTCGTTCATCTTCGCTTACCGACGATCCTGATACCGCGGGGGCCGAAGCTGAGCGTTTTGGTTTCACCGCCGACTTGAATGCAGCATTCACCGGTAGCCTCATCAGCCGTGATGATGTCACCCGCCACGTCCGTATAATCGTCGGTACGTACGATTTTCCAACGCCGTTTGTCTTCGGTGCTATGCCAGGATTCGAGCTTCATTGCGTAATTCCCGTGATGGTCCATGCGAGATTTGCCAGCGTCGCGTCAGGCGTAGCGGGCGCGATCACAGTCAGCACGTCGCCGGCATTGAATAGAGTCGCCGGGTTCATCGTGAATGTGGCCGCGGCAGCCGAGGGGGCGAAAACCATAGTCCCGACACTGGCGCCGTTCTTCTGGATGTTGAATGTCGTTGTCGCCGTTGCAGCCGTCGAAGCGGTGCCTCGGCTGCCGGAAAGCCCGACCGGCAAAGTTACCGGGGCGGCGAATACATAACTTTGGAGCACGAGGTTTGCGGTCGGTCTACCGCTGAGCGAGCCACTCACGATAATCGAGGAGGCTTGCCCGGTTCCTCTGACGGCGTATGTGTATGCAGGAAGCGAGTCTAAGCTCTGTAGTCCGCCGCCGACGATATTCATCGACGCAAATTTCAAGTAGATAGTTTGACCGATCAGCGTATTCGGATAAGAGAACCGGCCGATGGATCCGTCGAGCCTCGCGAACAAGGTTCCCGGCGGATGATCGGTGATCGTGCTGCCGTAAGCGCCGCGATAAAGGGTAGTTAGCGCATACTTATTGGTCGCGGTGAGGGTCGCAGTCTGGTAGGCGAGAAGCTCACCACCGATGTAGCAGAGAGTGATGAGATTGGCGGCATCGGTGGCGGAGACCGAGGCAAGCTGACCCTGGCTTTCGATTAGATCTACTGAGAGGGTGTTGGTGGCATCGGGTGAAGAATGCGGTGGCAGATCCGCCGTCAATACCCCTTGCACCGCCGTTGAGTTCACCGTCCCGGCGAGGGCATAGGAGCTCCCATCACTGGAGATCCAGACCTGGGCTCCACCCCAATTGGCGCCGCCAGAAAGCGCAACCCAAATTTCGAGCTGGCCTGTCAGCAGTGCAGCAGGAGGCTCGAAAATGATTGGCGCGTTGATATCCCCTGGAGGCGAGCTCCAATTCGGGACGTAGCCGGAATTCGACTGACTCGGATACAGGGTCGCCGTCGAGTAGCCGCCGAAGAAATCTTCTGCCGTGATCGACAGCGTGCCTTCTTCATCCTCCTCCACTGCAGTAACCCGCACAATCAAGGCCGAAGCACCGAGCCGGAGATCAGTGATTTCTACGAGGTCCATCGGCTCGAGCAGACAATATTTCCAGCCGAGCTTGAAGGTATAGGTGTTGCGAAATAGCAATGCTCGCTGCAACAGAAGCTGGGCAACTAGTGCGGCGACGTTAACGGGATCGACGATAGCCCGTGCCTTCAGCGAGCTGTCGCGGCGTATGCCGTAAAGATCGATCGACCCTTGATCGAAAGCCTCGACAATCGCAGTGTTGTAGTTATTCGATCGGTCGAGACACTCAAGTTGGATCGAATTGGCAGCGTCGGCTGGAGTCGACCGTATAATATGAATTGGATCATCGTTGAAACCGCCAGTGATCGGCCCTGATCCCGATCGCAGCGCCGGCCCGCCGGGGGTTACCCCGGAATTCGTCCCGACGCTCGATTCCTGGACGATGAAATCATCCTCGCCGAGACTGTAAAGCGGTGTCGTATCTGGCGTGTAGCTGGAACCATTGCCGGTGATAGGCTGATCGCCATAGGGGATGATCTTCAACAGTCCGCCCGACCACACAATGGCACTGTTGGTGATTTTGATGATATCTGCCAGGTGTTGTTGCGCTTCTTGCTGGGTATCGAGCATTGGCGACAACACCAGGCCAAGGGCCTGGCAATACGCTGAATAGAGAGAGAGGTCACCCAGACTAGTCTCCGGGAATCCGGCTCCGTAACGAGGATTGGTGAGAAAATCAGCCACGATAGCTGCGGGATTTGCATCGAACCCGTTGGTCCCGCTCGGCGACAGCAAGCCCTCCACCTCGAAGGAGAAATTCGGAAGGGTGGCCGTGTTGCCCATCGCAAAATTGTTGGCTACGATAGTTGCGGTTCCGGAATAGCCGAGGGCCTTGGCCGCATGGCGTGTTTCCCAATACGGATCTGCTGCCTGTCCATCACTTCCGAGGTAAACCGCGGCCGGCAACGAGGACAGCACTCCGACATTCTTGTCCCACCACACCGTGCCGATGCCGGAAATCGGCCCTTGGCACACTCCCATTATAACCGAGGCACTATATTTATATTGTTGTCCGCCCCCTTTACCGCCGCCACCACCTTTTCCGATACCGCTTTGTTGCGATGACGGCGCTCCCTTAAAATCATCGTAGTCGATCAAATTTGGCGTGACGCGGGTTGTACCGTAAACGAGCGGGATAACCCCACCGCGTTGCGAGGTTTGGAATTGTAGCGAGCCGACGGCCTTTTGCTGCTTGGCATTAGACCCGGCGCCGACGATGCCACCCATGTTCGACTGTCAGACTTCGAGAATGGGAAAAGGGTCGAAAAATCGGACCGGGCGGCCGCTCAGTGGTGGCTGGTCCGCAGCACCGCAGACAACCCCGGCATCCCACCATGCGTGGATGAGCCTCGGCCAGGAGACCACGATAGCCCCGTGTGAGAAGCAGCGCCCGAATCTGAACACTGCGACATCTCCTTCCCGAGGCGGAGTCTCAACCTCGCGTGCGTAATACGTAAGCCCCTCGAGGTATCGCTCGGCGTCGCGATGCAGGTGCCAATCAGGCGGATAGAACGGGACGTCGATGTGCGAGATCACTCCCGCATTCCGGTAGACTTCGGCGAGCAGCATCAGGCAATCGGTGCCGCCGCCCTTGATCCGGCCCATGTGATGATAGGGTGTGCAGAGCCAGGTTTGCGCCTCGGCAACAACCATTGCCCTGCGGTTCATACCGCCGTCTCCGGCGTCGGGATGAAGGGAAAGCCCCCGAAGTGAATGGCGTTATTGAACACGTTTGTACAGGTCGCGAGCGTGCGGTCACAGCCGGGCAGCAGCTGAAATTGGTCGCCGATCACAACCGACGAGAGAAATGGAAGCTTTACAGAGACCCAGCCGGAACCCATGTTCGCGACGGTGCGGCTCGATCGGGCATTGGCTCCGGTCACGCCGACGATCGTCCCTTGGACGTACAGGTTCGCTGGGGTCGGGTCAACTGAGGTGGCGACTTGTGCCTGCGTAGAGCCGGGCTCGGCCGCAAACGTTAACCGCATGCTGGAGCGGTCGAACTGGCACATCGGGTCGCCGAAGGTGTGAGTGCAAGACGACTGCCACAGCCGACGCGGCATCTGGATATTTAGAAGCTCGAGATGGGAGCGGCATTTGAGGTCGATGCCGGTACGGGTACAGTCAATATCCGAAACGCGGCCGGCGAAGAGCACCACGGTTCCCGGGCTCGTGTCGCCGTAAGTCGGCATGAACGCCCGTTCGAGCTGCAGGAGCGCGCCGTCGAGTTGTCCCTGCCAGGCCGCTTGCAGAAATGGCACCCCGCCGATCAGATCTGTGGGGTCGGTATAGATCCTGACTTCGAGTTCGTCGACCTGGGTGCCGATAACGACCTTGGTTTTGGAGCGCTCGAATTTAGGGCCAAGCGCAAAGGTGTAGCCATTCGCGGAGATCGGAGTCGACGCTGCGGAATAGCGCAGTACCGACCCGCCTACCAGAGTGATCGTGTAGAGGTCCGCCATGATGAACTGGTTGGCGCTCGAGAGGAGCGCGATCAGGGCGGGGCTGGCCGCTTTCATGATCGCACCGATATGAACGTCAATTTTTTCACCTGCCACAGCCGATACATGAAATTCTCGAAATCGTATTTGTCGTCAACGAATCTACAGCGGAAGTAATAAGTGAAGTCAGCGGTGATGGTGAGCTCGCTACCGGGAGCAGTTTCGAATGACATCAGCCCGGTGGTCGGGTCGACACTGTAGGTCGCCGGATCTTGCTTAATTCCATTGAAGTAGATCGCGCGTACGACATTTGGCGCGACGATCGGTTCCAAAAAGCCGCCGCCAGGCAGTGTCGCACCCATGGTACGCTGGAGCTGGAAAGAGAGCGTGCTCGCATCCCCGATGCCGATCTGCTGCCCAACGACTTGCCAGTCGCTGGGGTCTTGAAACAGGAAAGTGCCGAACGCTCCCTGGCAGAGCATGAAGAATCCGAGCAGGGTCCGCAGTTCGTCGTAGCCAGCTGACGGGTTGTCGCGCAGAAAGTCATAGACCAGTGCAAATTGCCACAACGGATACGGATAGTCGAGCGCACGCAATTCGCGCCCGGATACCGCGCGCTGGATACGCGTCTGAAAAGTCGGCGTCTTGGTGACGCTCCAGGCAAGCCCGGGCAACGCCGGAAAAATCAGAGCCATCACGCCGACCGCAGCGTCGAACCGTTGCGCATTGCCTTGTTAATGGCATTGACGAGAAGGCTGCCATTGCTTTGGAAAAACCGTTTCACGTCCTGACTGTCGATCGCCGACACGTTGACCACGACCGCACCAGACCCAGCGCCGCCATTTGCGGAGATCATGTTCTGAAGGCCTTGGCTAATATTCGCCGGCAAGATCATTTCGTTTTGGTGCACCATAGCCAGCTGATCAGACGGGACCATCCAGCCCCCCGCCGCAGAGGCAATCCCGCCGGCGGCTGCCATTACGGTGGCTTCTCCAGCGGCGGCAGGCCCAGCCGCAGCCGGCCCCATTATCGGAGCAAGGAATGCAAAAATACCCGAGAATGCCTGCGCTGAATCGGTCGCGATGCTTTTGAGCGCATTGGCCGCCTTGATCGCCAATCCAGCCGACATTCCCTCGCCATCGGCCGCGGTGCGAGCTGCAGCGCCGGCCTCGGTTGCGGTTGTCATAGCGAGCTCACTGGCAATCCAGTTGGTCACCATCTTGACGCCGAGGTTGACGAATTCGGCAAGTATCGACTGCGCGATATTCGCTACTGCCTTTTGCAATGTCGTAGTACCCAATATCATGCCGGTGATCGAGGTATCGAAGGCACGCTGGATCGGCTGCATCAGGCTCTGCCACGTTCTTTGGCTGGTCTGCACTGCCTGAAGGTCGAGCTTTCCCTTGTCGCTCTGAAACTTCTGGTAGGCAAGCAGCTCTTCTCCCCACAGCTTTTCATCAGCGGCAACATCGTCTCCGTTGCCGGAGGCGGGACTGGGCTGGACAAGGCCGTAGGCGTCTCCGAGCCCGCTACTTGGCGTCATGCCCGCACTTATCGACCCCGCGAGGTCGGCAGCTTTGGTCTGCAGCGCACCGATGCCGGTTCCGATTTGGCCGGTAGCGGCGTTGAGCTGTGACTGCGCTTGCTGGGCAATGTCGCCGAGCCCGGCGAGTTGAGTGCGCATCGCATCGGTCGCCGCTTGAACAGAATTTGATGCGGCCTCCATTCCGGATCGGAGGCCGTCGATTTGGGCGCTGATAACGACGCTCGTTTGAATATCCGCCATCGTAGCCTCTTGCTGTCAAACGACCTTCGCCGACGCTTAGTGGCCGCCTCGATCCTGCGGATGCCTAGTCGGGAATTTCCGCCCGAAGGCGAAGTTCGGCAAAATCTAGGATTACGGGCGAGAGCCCGGCAGTAACATCTCCGGCACCAAACCCAGGCCCCAGCTGAGCCAACAATGAGCCCGAATCCGAACTCGGTTGCTTTCCTCGTCCCATCGACGCCGGCGGCAGCCGTGGGCTGCTATATTTGCCGACGCCAAGATAGGCCGCGACCAGTAAGTGCACCGGTGGGTGTTGTGTCCAATAGGATGTCAGCTCCTCAACCTGGAAGAGCGTCATCTCGTCGATTACGGGGTAGCTGTACCCACAGGCGGTCGCGAGGAGACCATAGATCTCTCGCCAGCGGTCACTGTCCCCGAAGTCGTGTCCGAAACTGACCTGGCGCTCGCGCTGCCTGCCCCCGGGCTGGTCCCGGGGGCCGATGCTTCCCCCATAGCGGGTCCGCCTGGTTTCAGGCCGGAGCCGGTAAGAACGGCGTTCAGGACGGCACTAGCATTCCCGAGATCGAGCAAATTTTCAACTTTGTCCGGTGTGGTCTCGGGATAGTTGCGCTGCAGCGCCGCAGTGACAATGTCGATCAGCACGTTGATTTGCGCTTCGCCCATCGACGCGCCGATTTCGGTCAGTTGTCTTACCTTAGGCATCAACCGGCGGAGCTGGCCCAAGGTAAGTGGCGGCACTATCCAATCTTGCCCGCCCATTGCGACCGCCACACCGGGAATCATCATTCCACCGTACTCAAATAGCCGATCGTTCCCGAAGCGTCAGCGAAAGCCATGAAATCGAGTTCGCTAATCGTCCACGTATCGAGCTTGGTCGGGAGCGACAATTTATTTGCCGTGCACGCGTTCAGACGCAGAGCGGTGCCGCTGCCGTTGTAGGCGGTGTAAAACGTCGCCTTGAAGGTAGGAGTAATACCCATCGGCTGGTTCGCGAGGGTCAGCCTGTTGCCGCTTGTCGCGACGTTGTAGGTGTAAGAGATCAAAATCGCGGCACCAGCATCGGCAGAGGAGAAAACATACGCACCAGTAGCGAAGTTGACCGAGTATTGGCCGGCGGTCGAAGGCGTGCTCACTCGGTTGAAACGCTTGCCGGTTGCGGCGTAGCTGATGCCGAGATCATCATTGTAGCTCGCGGCATTGGCGGGGATGACCGTGTAGGGCGTCGTCGCCGGAACCGTCGCGGCCTCCAGCTGCGAAACGGCGAACTGCCCCGTAGCTGGCGTCACGCCGAAAAAAATGTCCGAGTACAGCAACCCGAGGATCTGCGCGAATTTGGCTTTCCCGGTTATCTTGCCCTGTCCACGGGCTATTGCCACGGGGAACTGGAGCTGGCCGTAGAGCTCTTTATCGCTCCAGTCGAAATCGATCTGGATGTCCTGCAGCACGCCGAATTGTCGTGGGCCGATGCCCGACCCGATTACATCGGTGCGTTCACCCCATATCGCGCCGGAGCCGAAGCTTAATTGCATGTCATTTACTCCCCTTCAAGAGCCGCTTCAGCCTCTCTTTGGCGGCGTGGGCGATATTCCAGGCCTGCGTGTCGCGGGCGACCGCCGAGCCCGGGAAATGATCGTCCCACCACCGTTCAATCAGCTGCTCGATCGAAGGAGGCTCGGTGGTTTGGTTGGTACTGTAATCTTCCTTGGCCATTGGCCACTCCGTCGAATAAAGGCGCATTGAAGGAAGCATCGAGGTGAGCGTGCCCAATAAACGTTCGTCTTGATTAGCAGCCGATCTTTCAGAAACACAGGATTTCGACGGGCACAATCGCGATGGCCTGATCGCCGAGTACGCCTTCGTCAGTCTGAAGCTTGCCGGTTATATAGGCGTGCTGAACCATTAGAGGCAGCCCAAGGTTTTGGATCCCAGTCGTCGGTGACGGCGCGAGCGCGGCTTCGAGAGCGTCGAGCAGCGGGTTCAAAATCGCTGATGGCGGGAGATAGGGGTCGCTTGAATGGGCGTACACGTAAAATTCGGCGTAGAGTGTCCATACGATCGGTGCACCAAGCTTCTTTATTGCGGCTTGGCTCCCTTTTTCGCTCATGAACAACGCCGGCTGCTCCGCCGGAGCAACGTCCGCCCAGTGTCGCAGACGCCGATTTGTACTGGTGAACCGTGCCGCGCTCGCGCCGAGCTCCCATAACGCGGCGTATATCGTTTCACGAACTATCATCGGTCGATTTCGAATGCCATGCCGCGGCGATCCGCTGCTGCGATGCCTATCGATAAAGCGACATCTGTCGCTTGTAATGTCGAGGATAAGGAAATAAAGATCATATGCGGAGCGATCATCATCGCATTAGTGCCTCGCGCAATGCCGCTTCCACCTCATCGCGTATCGCAGGGTCCATATCTTCCAGTGCCGAGCTCAAAAAAGAAGGCTTCGGAACGTCTATCCGGCGACGCTCTGACCGCACATTGATCGCCTTCCTAGGTCTCGGGCGTCCGAACGCTTTTGTGATACTGCGCAGCTTCGCTCTGACGCCAACCGAGCCATATCCGTGAGCATGGGGATATTCGCTGTCACTGGAAACCGTTGCTGCAATCAGGTCGTCGCTCTGATTGAGTTGGAGACTTGTACTGGATCCGAGCGACCCCGCGTGGGCAGCGAAGGTTTGGCCAGTCAGCTCACACTCCTGGATTTTGCGCTGGAGTTCGATCCCGAGGGTGGTCATCGCACGGGCGAGCCCCGAAGCGGCCAGATCCGGAGTGGAGCGCAGCCAAGCCAGCACTGCGTCCTCGCCAACGAGACGGGCAACAATCATAGGACGCCGGATATTATCGTGGCGTCGGTGGCGCTTACCGCCGGTGTTTGTTGGATCGGGGCGATGGGTGCAACCAGACGATATTGTTGCAGCAGCGTTTTGATCGCATCACTCATATCTTTTTGCCCATACGCGGCGGTTTCTGCGCCGCCCAGAGATCTAGAGACCTCGCCGATGCGTGTACGCTCCCGGTAGCGCAGCGCGACGAGCTCGATGCATGCCTGCGCGACTTCGGGCGGAGTAGTCGAATACCCGGCCGTATACGCAATGACAATGTTCTGGGCCCCGCGATTGAATCTGTAGCCGCGAACCGAAAGCTGTGTAGAGCTGAACCGGTATCCCGCTGCGTTGAACGAGGCCGCGGGGACAGCCTGACCATCGATGGTCAACGACAGCACAGCAGTGGCCGGATAACACGCGAATTGCAGCCTGTGGCCTCCAGTTCCGTCGCGCACTTCGAGGAAATCGGCCGACGCGATTCCGCGGTTCAGCCAGGTCTGGATATATTGACTTGCCGCCGTAACGAGCCGGGTAAGCAGCGCGTCGTCGGTTGCCGGAAAGGCAGCCTGCCCAGTTTGCAGCCACGCCTTAACGTCGGCGAGCGTCGTAAGATCCCCGAAGGCCACCGAATCAGCCCTTTTTAGAACGATTGTTCTGCGACGATTTCGCTCGACCCAACGCCAACATCGTCTCCTCGAAAACGGGGACGAAGCCGTGCGCCGACAGCTCGGAACCGGCTTCGGCCGGCACGCGCACGTCCCCCTTCGAATCGCTGAGAAATTGGCGACCGGCATAGGAACACCCCGCAGCATCGTCGTGGTGCAGCGTGAGCACGCCGGCGGAAATCGCATTGTCGCTGTTCTTCGCCAACACGAACCCCCCGACTGTCGTCAGGGGGCCGATCGCCTCCAGAGGCACTTGGATGAGGCCGTCGTTATCGACCAAATATCGCGATGCCCCGTGATTGGCCTCGTCTTGGCTAAAAACTGCGCGCAACGGTATCAGGTCCGCGCCGAGCGTGACCCCCGGGTTGGACCCGGGGGCTGGCACGACAGACGCTTTCGAAGAAAGGGTCGAGATTTCGAGCATTAACGTCACCCGTTTGCGATGTTGCTGATGACGCCCATCGCAAAGGGAGCATAGACGGCCAGTACTTCCTCGGCATAAACACCGACCTGGCGCTGGCGCGTGACGATCGGCCAATCGATCTGGTAGTAGTCTTGCCGCGTCTTGATCTCGGCGACGTTCGGGACCTCGTTCGATTGGTACTGAATGGGCAGGTTTTCCGCCCAACCGATGACCGTTCCTGGCGGCACCTTCGGGTGAATTCGGATCGGAATGCGAAGGCCCCCATTCAGCGCGAAGGGATTGTAATAAAACTGAACGACTCCAGACGCGGTCAGTTGATACTCACCGTCGCTGCCGTCAGCGGGACTATCGTAGCGCAGCAGCGGACCCGAGGCGTTCGACAGTACCTTTGCCGTTATGTTCTTCAACTCTTGCGAATTGACATAGAGAACCGTCGGCGACACCTGAAAATTGTCCCACATTTTCTGGAACATCATGTCGATCTCGACGATCGAGCCACGGCCCGATGCGGTCAGAGGCGTTCCAGTCCCTGCCGTTCCGGTCGGCATGACATTGACGTAGGCATTCGACCCCGGTTTCAGCGCCGTCGTCAAAAGTCCGTCATAGGCGTAACTCGGGTTGGCGGAATTGTCGGCCGTGATGGCGCTCTGCGGCTGTGTACCGGTGCTGAGCGGCGCAGATAGGGCCAGACCGTTGATTGTCGTAATGGCCTGCAACACCTCGCTGCCGCTCGTGGTCGACACATACCAAGCATAAGCGACGGCGCCCTGGACCGGGTTGACTGAGCAGAACAGCGTCTGACCGAGCGTCACTGCCTGGCTTGCCTCGGCACTAATGTTTGAGGAGCCCCCAGATAACGTGAAGGTCTTGCCGTCGGCTCCGGTCACGGTCTTGGACGTCGCAACACCGCCCAACAAGCTGGAGTTCTGGTAACCTTCGAGGGTCAGCGCCACAACTTTGACGAAATACGTAGCGGCCGGCAGCGTCGCGCCGGCGCCTGATGCCGATAAGGTCGGAGTAGAAGGCGTACCCAGTATCAATGAGGCGTTGCCGGCGAGGATCGCCATCTCCTCCTTCAGCATCATCTTCTGCAGAAGACGGAAAGCCATCATGGCCTGGATATCTTCGAAGGTCCGGCCCGCGGAAATTGCTTCGAAAGTTGCCGCGTCTTCCTCCCCGATCGTGACAAAGGCGGAGGTTTTGTTCGAGGTAGAATATGACATCTGGCCCGAACGTTGGCCTTCCGGCACCCACCCCATCGAATCGAAACCGGAGCCGATGATCGCGTTGACTTGCCGCCAATTTGTTGCGGAGCCGAC